ACAGCATCGCCTACAGCACCGCCTACAGCACCGCCTACAGCATCGCGTACAGCACCGCCTACAGCACCGCGTACAGCATCGTCTACAGCACCGCCTATAGCACCGCGTACAGCACCGCCTACAGCACCGCGTACAGCATCGTCTACAGCACCGTCTACAGCACCGTCTACAGCATCGTCTACAGCATCGCCTACAGCACCGCCTACAGCACCGCCTATAGCACCGCCTATAGCACCGCCTACAGCATCGTCTACAGCACCGCCTACAGCACCGCGTATAGCACCGTCTACAGCATCGTCTTTTTTATTCAGATCGTTGATTAACTTGCTTGCAACTGGTGCAGCAAACGCCGCGACGATCGGTGACTGAACCCGAACGATCACTTTGGGTTGTGCCAGACCTGCCTTTTCGTAGGCTATCTTTACGGCTTTCTCGAATGTTTCCCAATCGGCCTCTCCAGTCTTTAAGCCAATGGCGATCCACTTATCTCGCCACTCCGCAAACCTAGCTTCCTGCTCAGGGGTTAGTTTGTCTATTCTCTTTGCCATGTTAGTCCTTAACAGATTCGATTAATCGAGTAAATGGATTATATTCCGTGTCGTGGAAACGTTTGTAGATTCCTTTACTAATCTTTAAATCTTTGTGGCGATCAACCTGTTTCTTGTGTACTAAACTCGTAGGGTTAGTAATGACGAAAAACACCTCATCACCGTCGACGATTAGATCAAACCCTTTTGCTGATTCAAGAACGTGATTGTGCCCCGTCTCTGAGTGTCCAACAATATAGCTCTTTAGTGTCTCTCGTTTACCTCCGGGTGCTGTCTCTACAGGGACAAGCATACATTCGCCGTGCCTAATTGGTTTGTTCATTATTTATCCTCCTGTGACTTATACTTTTTTATTAGTGAATTAAGCTGAGCAACAAGTAGATCATCCAAAATACGCCTCTTGGGGGGGGTAGGAATTTTAACTCCTGCTTTTCTCATAGCATTTACCCTATAAGATAGGCTTTGAAGGCTTATATTTAGCTCTTTGGCAGCAGCTTTACGGTCTGTTGAGTGTAGTACTGTTACTAATGTTTCTCTGTAATCTATCATAATATTTCCTTATTTAGTTTGATTATACTCTTCTAATTTTGCTTGTTCAGAAAGGGATAAAGATGTAATGTCCATGACGTAGGGGATTCTCGATCAATCTCTCAATGCCTTCACCTCTTTCGATTTTGACTGTGATTTTCACCCTTGGGCCTCCAGCTTATCTTTTAGTTCATTATAGTGTTGGTTGGTCTTAACTAGTTTCAATCGGTTATTGATGGCTGCAGGAGTATATGATGAGTTCTCTAACATCTCTCTCAGTTCTAGAATTTGGTCTGGGGTAACTGGGGAGTCGAATGGTTCTTCAAACTTGCCTTTTGGTTTCTCGTCCATGAAGCTATCTACCACTGGGGGGCTTTTCTTGTACTCAGGGGTCTTTATCGAGTTATCTCGGCTATCTGCGTCCTTAGTGTTGTCAATTAAGAACAAACCACCAGCCGCGTACTTACGAGCGTATGAAGAACACGAACCCGTTAGTTGAGCGTCGTCCATCTTCGCTTTCGGGCTTATAGCCTCACGAGCGTAAGCACACTTGCGAATCTCGTCAACCCCATCTGATAAGATGGCCCAGGCTTTTACGTAAACCCTTCCTTCGATACCAATAATCTCGTCCTCAAAGGTTAAGGTTAAATTATGTTCAAATAAGAATGGTTTAACTTTATCTTCAATATCCTCTAGGTTTCGGTATACGAACCCTCCAAAGTCATTAGTAATATCTTTCGGCACTTTGAGTCTGTGTTGTATATTCACGAGACGATCGTGCAACGTCATTGGTTCTTCGTTCATGTAATCCCTTCGTTTGATTTATACCCTCAGTGTATCACATTCGCTTACTGAATGCAAACATTGTATTACTTGACTTTATATAGTAAAGTATAAGTAGAACCCTCTCGGTGGATTCTTTGTAGGCGATGCCCACCCTTGCCTATATCCGAACCCTTCGGCCGAGGGGGATTTCTATTTGGCTTATGTTATGTTAGTATTCAAGTATCATCGGCCTACAAGCTGAGGTGTCCTTTCCACAGACGACACAAATAATCTTCGGATACCTACTTTTTTTGCTAGATACCTCGCTTCGTGTCGTCTAAAGCGGGGCAAAATAAACATAAATAACCGCTCTCAATGGGGCGGTTATTTTGTTATTCCATTAAATAGATCAGATGGCAAATGATGTGGAATGCACAATACTACTAAGGATAGGCGAAAAATAATCTATTACTCTCTTCACTTTCCTGCCTTTGGTATGGTAATATTAACTTAACCGAAACGTCTTCACTTTGCAACGCGGAGACCGAGTAGGGGGTATTTAACAGGGATAAAAGAAACCCGAGGTTTCCCTCGGGCAACGTCTTCACTTTGCTGTCTTAATGATATCAAATGATCCTGATGAATGCAAGCATTATTCCTAAGACCACAGCTGAGTTTTAGGCGTTAAACGAATACATAACTAGTTCGGGTTTATTCCCTATTGAAAGGATTATTAGATATGGCCACAAGTACAGCAGACATCCTAGGAGATCATAGGATCAAAGGAAGTTTAAATATCCTAAATCCTAAGAATCCTATGAATAAATCAAGTAGTCAGGTGGATAACATGGTGGAATACCTGGTGCAGAAATTCGGCTCGGCCGAAACTCACCTACCCTTTTATAGGAAAGCATCCTGGATGCTACCAGACGACACGATTAGGAGGCTTGTAGCGGCCGCATCGGAAAAGAAAGCGAATAACCCACGTGGGTACTTTGTGGCCTGTGTGAAACACGAGAAAGCGTATTATGGCAACTAAGCTGACAGGAGGATAAGTAATGAAGATAGTGGAGATAGATGAAAACGTCAACAATAGGCTGGACGTTATAAAGCAACATGGCCTCGATAACTACGGCACCCCTATAATTACCTACGCGTTTGCAAACGGGAAGATATCTGTCGTAGCACAGGGGAATCAGCTCAACCCGAAACAGGGTTACTCTTTCGTTAAGATATACAACAAATTTGACGCTAGCCGTAACGGTGCCTGGAACTTCAGCCTTGAATACATGGACATAATGGCAGAGATTGTCGAGGATATTAGGAAGACAAATAGTTCACTGCAGATCGACTGACCTACGCTATATGTAGCAAAAAAGAGGCTTTTTCGGCCTCTTTTTGTATTGGAATGGTAGTCCGCCTCTGTTAATTAACGTCGCACAACATTTATTTTACGATCCATCACTACACTACTATAGAACCCAGTCAACGAAGCCATTTATAAGGAGTTTTATGGTGTCAAAATGAGTCAGCATGACGACTATTAATATTAATACCAGTAAGGGCCACGCGAGACCGACGACAGCTCCACCAATCAGGGCGGGGAGCCATCCGAAGAGCAGCCCGAATAGTAACCCCCATTGAGTGATCGCGTAGAGCCAAACACAGAGGAACCCTATGGCTCCAACAATTGCAGCACCAATAAGATACTCGGTTAGGCCACTCTTAGTGTCTTTACCTTTCACTGACAATTATCCCCGATGTACCGGCTCTCGTAATCTTTCTGTTTAATACCTCTGACCGAAGTGTCCGGATACTGGTCGATCGGGTAGGCATCGACGCTCGCATTGAGTGCAGCTGTTCTGCAGGAGTTGTCTTGAGTAGCCTGGTAGCTTATGAACACAATGAGGGCGAGCAAAAGGATACCAGCAACCGTCCAGACTTTACTCATAATGACTAGTATCTACCCCCACATATTTGCCCAGGTTTATCCATGTCCTAACCTTATCTTCACCCCTGGTGAGCATAGCATTGAAGCAATAAGAAATGTTCTGGCCGTTCCTAGTGCAGACATCATCCAAATATTTGAATGCCGTGACTCGTTCGGTATCTGTGAAGTATTGCGGTACCATCTGCATCATAGCCCTAATAGATGTTGCATACGGGTCGGTGTCCCAACCATACTGTATGATCAGATCTTCGTTTGTTGGTGTTGTTGGTTCTTCTGCCTTCTGAACAGGCGCAGGGGCTGTTTTAGAGGCTTCTGGAGCCGGTTCGGCTACTTGTGCCACTCTGGATTCGATAGGTGCCTGTGGGGCTTCTGGTGAGGTCACGATGTTCTCCTTCGGTTGGTTCAAAGCGAAGAGTGTCGTGGTGGCTGCACCAGCGACGATGACTGATATGGATGCGATGATTATTACTCTCTTCACTTTCCTGCCTTTGGTATGGTAATATTAACTTAACCGAAACGTCTTCACTTTGCAACGCGGAGACCGAGTAGGGGGTATTTAACAGGGATAAAAGAAACCCGAGGTTTCCCTCGGGCAACGTCTTCACTTTGCTGTCTTAATGATATCAAATGATCCTGATGAATGCAAGCATTATTCCTAAGACCACAGCTGAGTTTTAGGCGTTAAACGAATACATAACTAGTTCGGGTTTATTCCCTATTGAAAGGATTATTAGATATGGCCACAAGTACAGCAGACATCCTAGGAGATCATAGGATCAAAGGAAGTTTAAATATCCTAAATCCTAAGAATCCTATGAATAAATCAAGTAGTCAGGTGGATAACATGGTGGAATACCTGGTGCAGAAATTCGGCTCGGCCGAAACTCACCTACCCTTTTATAGGAAAGCATCCTGGATGCTACCAGACGACACGATTAGGAGGCTTGTAGCGGCCGCATCGGAAAAGAAAGCGAATAACCCACGTGGGTACTTTGTGGCCTGTGTGAAACACGAGAAAGCGTATTATGGCAACTAAGCTGACAGGAGGATAAGTAATGAAGATAGTGGAGATAGATGAAAACGTCAACAATAGGCTGGACGTTATAAAGCAACATGGCCTCGATAACTACGGCACCCCTATAATTACCTACGCGTTTGCAAACGGGAAGATATCTGTCGTAGCACAGGGGAATCAGCTCAACCCGAAACAGGGTTACTCTTTCGTTAAGATATACAACAAATTTGACGCTAGCCGTAACGGTGCCTGGAACTTCAGCCTTGAATACATGGACATAATGGCAGAGATTGTCGAGGATATTAGGAAGACAAATAGTTCACTGCAGATCGACTGACCTACGCTATATGTAGCAAAAAAGAGGCTTTTTCGGCCTCTTTTTGTATTGGAATGGTAGTCCGCCTCTGTTAATTAACGTCGCACAACATTTATTTTACGATCCATCACTACACTACTATAGAACCCAGTCAACGAAGCCATTTATAAGGAGTTTTATGGTGTCAAAATGAGTCAGCATGACGACTATTAATATTAATACCAGTAAGGGCCACGCGAGACCGACGACAGCTCCACCAATCAGGGCGGGGAGCCATCCGAAGAGCAGCCCGAATAGTAACCCCCATTGAGTGATCGCGTAGAGCCAAACACAGAGGAACCCTATGGCTCCAACAATTGCAGCACCAATAAGATACTCGGTTAGGCCACTCTTAGTGTCTTTACCTTTCACTGACAATTATCCCCGATGTACCGGCTCTCGTAATCTTTCTGTTTAATACCTCTGACCGAAGTGTCCGGATACTGGTCGATCGGGTAGGCATCGACGCTCGCATTGAGTGCAGCTGTTCTGCAGGAGTTGTCTTGAGTAGCCTGGTAGCTTATGAACACAATGAGGGCGAGCAAAAGGATACCAGCAACCGTCCAGACTTTACTCATAATGACTAGTATCTACCCCCACATATTTGCCCAGGTTTATCCATGTCCTAACCTTATCTTCACCCCTGGTGAGCATAGCATTGAAGCAATAAGAAATGTTCTGGCCGTTCCTAGTGCAGACATCATCCAAATATTTGAATGCCGTGACTCGTTCGGTATCTGTGAAGTATTGCGGTACCATCTGCATCATAGCCCTAATAGATGTTGCATACGGGTCGGTGTCCCAACCATACTGTATGATCAGATCTTCGTTTGTTGGTGTTGTTGGTTCTTCTGCCTTCTGAACAGGCGCAGGGGCTGTTTTAGAGGCTTCTGGAGCCGGTTCGGCTACTTGTGCCACTCTGGATTCGATAGGTGCCTGTGGGGCTTCTGGTGAGGTCACGATGTTCTCCTTCGGTTGGTTCAAAGCGAAGAGTGTCGTGGTGGCTGCACCAGCGACGATGACTGATATGGATGCGATGATTATTACTCTCTTCACTTTCCTGCCTTTGGTATTAATTGATAACAGAGAGTATACCATCGTTTGACCCGTAAGTCAATGAGTGATAGACTGGATTCATAAAATAGGAGGTCAATATGCTTTCAATCTTAAAGAGAATCGCTCTAGCAATTATATTCGGGGTAATCGTGGCATTCGCATTTTGGTTTGTCGGATTTCTACTCGTGAATCTGTTAACGATCGCACCCCCAGCCGTGTTAGTAGGTCAGGTACTGATTAACGTCTCCTACTGGGCAGGGTTGATCGCTGGAGTAGTATTCCTCTTAACAGGACGCGATCGACTCTGGTAGAATTAAAAGACCGCCCGTATAGGCGGCAGTAGAGACAAAATAAGCTCGGTATTTAGCCGAGCTTTGTCTTACCATTGAAACCGCAGCCAAGCGGTTCTTTAATTTATTCTTCTGAGGCTACTTTCTTGTATCGAGTGGTTGCCCAGCGCTCATAATCGTCCTGGCCAGCTTGCTCTAGTGGTGCCTTTGCCTCACTTGCGGGGTATAGTTCGAACCCGAGCGCGAGGGTGAGACCCCTAATGTCCGAGTGGGGGCTAAGCATTGGGCCTTGATCATCTACGCGCCCCTCACTCCACCATTGCCCCTGTACGAGGTCTTTGATGGCCTTACGTTGGTTTGGGTCGGCAATACTAGCGTCCACAATGGTAAGAACACGACCAAGCTTATAACGCCGGTCATCGTTGATGTACTTGCCTAGGTCCTCGTTGAATCGCTGCAATAATTTGCGCAATCGCTTTACTTCTACATTTTCTACATTCTCTTTTTCTGACATAACATTCTCCTTTAACATGACACGACTTGGCTGCAGATGTAAAGGTACTATAGTTCTATTGTACTACAAGCTCTTCGTCATTTTACCAGGCATCAGTCTTCTCCTCTAACAATATTAGGGTTCTCAACTGCTAGTCCACCCATAATCTTCTGAAACACTGCAATATTTGCAATACCTAACTCACTGACGGGTTCAAGTGGCTCTAGAACACGTTCGGGGAAGGGAATGAGCTCACCCATTATTTGTACTCAGGTGTCTTGGCGACGATAAGTAAATGACCTAGTTTCGGCCACTTAGCTTCCAGTTTACGGACGATGTAATAATACAAAGTACCGATAGCAAGCGTTAGGAGGGCTTCCAGCTGCCCTTTGATCTCAGCTGGTATATCCAGCCCCCATGACGCTAAAAGCGATACAAGGTACCCTATAACGTATGGTACGGCGGTTCTGATGAGACTTACAATCTGGTCTGACATTTTATATCTTCTATTCTCTCTCGCCTGGGCGATTATCTTTAATACTTGTTTCTCTATTTTAGGGAAGGGATCTATTTCTTTACGAATAATGGGCCTACTGGGGTGAATCCCTCACCGACTTGTTTCTCAAGCTCGGCAATCCTGGCATCCTTCTCGTCAAGCTGCTTCTGCTTGGCTACGACATCGTTCTTAAAATTCACCAAGTCGACAAAGACCTTCCCGTTTAATAGGTCGCTACCTGAGTTAACAGGGATGGTAGTGTAAGCTGAGATCTCGTCTGGCGTGGCCACACGGTCGTTAGCTTTTAAGTATGCGTTGTTTACTGCTCCTGCATCGTACATAGTTTCCTCCTTAATGATGACTACTTCTTCTAGCGTTTCAGTCCAGCCCAAATATCCCAGAGTTCCATGCCAGTATGCTTGCATTGCTGCAAGGTTAGGATGGTGAACAGGAGTGTGGGAGGTTGGACTACTTGATGAATAAATTGAATGATCGGGGGCCATGATCGCAACGTGCCCCGCAGGAACACCTTTAACCGTAAAGAAGACAGGAAACCAATTACTAGGCCAATCTTGATCTCTATGTTGAGTTGGATTCGTTTCCCAGGCACGGCTGGCGGTGGGTTGCTTCACGTAAGGGTAGTTCCCAAAACCATCTTGAACGTACACTAGACAAAGGTCAGGAATGCAGGGGACGTTAGGGTTGGGGGTGATAACTTGGACATACATATCATTTAAAATAGTTCTGTATTAGCACAGTTAGTATAACACCGAACGCCGCCGAGAGTGTCCCAACTAGCCACGTTTGAAGGGTGTGAGCCTTTCTCAAATTGTCTATTTTAGTATCGACCTCAGACTTTGTGGCGTAGGTCGGTAATAAGACATCTACTTTATCGGTAAAGGTTTTCAAACTAGCACTTTGTTCTTTTTGGCTTTTAATAACAGCGTCTAGTTTCGTTTCTAACACAATCAATCTCTCCCCGTCCGTAAGGCCATTACTGCTCATTCCCGACCTCGCAAGGCTTCGGTAGCTGAGCTAAGACTTGCCATAGGTCATCACCCTCGTAACGTGATTTTAATAAGCAGTTTATATCAACCGAAACAAATAATTTGGGACTAGCTTCACCGACTGGCCCCACAACGGGGATATTAGTGGTAATGTTATTTACAGTGGTGCCACCATCTTTTCCGGCTGGGCCGACGATAGACTCTCCACTCGGGCCGATTAAACCTTGAGGGCCGATAATAGACTGGCCGTTCTTTCCGTCTTTCCCAACATAGTTGTAGATTTCTACATCTTTAGGCTTGTTGATACTCAGTACTAACAGGCCAACGGCAATGATTAACAGGGTCAGCACCATAACCATCGCTAAGATAAGCCGTCGGTACTGCCACTTGTTCACCTTAGTTTCCACACTCAACGGTCACTTTATAGTTTGCGCTTGCTGTTGAGGCGTTGATTGTGAACCCATCAGCATCGAAAGAGGTCAAGGTGCAAGCTAATATCTCGGTTAAAGTTCCAGCGACCCTTTCCCAATGAGAGATGAGCTTTGTATTAAAGTCATCCGTTTTTGAGCTTGTAGAGTCTGAGTAGATATACGAACAGTTCATATTCGTGCCATCTGTCGCACCTAAACAAAGATGTGAACAGGTCTCCGTTGTACCGTTCTTTTTAGAGACTCTAATCCTAATCCAGGTAGGTTGAAACCCCACACCTGTAAAGGCGTTATTCCCTGTACCACTGACTGTAACTCGTCCTGTCCAAAAACTCATAGTGATCTCCTTTAAATAAAATAAGTCCCATTAGGGGACTCCGCTATCTAAACTATAGCTTATTGACCATACATGTTCAAGCTGTATAATGATGCTTATGAATTCCGCAGCTTATAATTTAATTAAGGGGACTATCAGCGCTGCGGTTGATGTCCCCTTATTTGTACTATAGGAGGTTTTTATGGCTCTAGTGCCCGTAGGTGACAAAGTAAAGGTTTTGGTAGCGAAGGATCAATTTGGTCTGAAATCTAACAGTGGAGCCCAACATGGCACAGTAGTAGCTGTGCCAGAAGATATATTATACTTTGGTTTTCACTCATTCGGTTTCGATAACTCACTTGGCAATAAGGAAGTGTCCAAATCAATCCAGGAATATTATAGTAACTTCCTTGGGAAGATTGTATTCTGGGAAGAATTACAAGACCGAGGTCGTAGGTTCCAAGATGGGGAAGAAGAGTTCGTACTATTGAATATGTCTGATATTATTGCTTACGAAGAAAATGAAGAAACAACTGCTTATCTGATCCAGGATGTGCGATCAGGTGGATTTAAGGTCTAGGAGGACAGATGGCTACACGTAAGGAAAACCGAGTTATTGTTAGAGATAAAGCAGCACGTGCGAAGATACTAGAAGGAGCCAGGGGAGTCTACCAGACTGTTGCTAGCACCTATGGTCCTAGAGGTATGAATGTTTTAATTGAACAGACCTTTGGACGCCCTGTAGTTACAAGGGATGGCGTGACGGTTGCCCGTGCTATCTACTTCTCTGATCGTGCTAAAAATGTCGGTGCTCAGGTCATCACTGAGGCGTCAGAAACCACTAATAGAATTGCAGGGGACGCTACAAGTGCCACGGCCGTTCTGAGTGGACATCTTTTAGAGAATAGTTATAGGGCTATAGATAACGGGATGCATCCGATGGATGTCAGTGCTATCTTGAAACGAGATCACGAACTTATCCTTGAAAGAATCGAAGAACTTGGGAGTCCTGTTAGTGAAGGCCAGCTTGAGCAAGTCGCTACGGTATCATCGGGAGACCCTCTCCTCGGAAGGTTAATCGCTGAAGCCATCGAGTATGTAGGGCCAGATGGCGGTATCATTTCTGAGAAGGCCCCTGTTAATTCAGTCGAACGTGAGTATGTTGACGGATACTATATCCAGTCGGGTTTTGGAGCGCTACAGTCCGGTAAGAAAGAACTTATTGACCCAACAACTGTTGTGTGTATACGCCCCGTTAAATCGAGAGCTGACGCCTTTGAGTTGCTTGAGAACATTGCCAAAAGCTTAGGGATTCAGCCAGGATCTGGCGTTATTCCTCGAATACTGTTTATCGGAAATATCGAGGAAGATGCATATGTTTCACTGGTAGACGCAATCAATAGAGGAGTCATTGATGGAGTTATTATTACACCTCCGCCTTCGTTTGGATCAATGGCAAAAGAACTTCTCGAAGATATTGCTATTTACGCACGCTGCCAACCTATTACAGATATGACAAACATGAGAGAGTTTGATATTCGCTACCTTGGCTCAGTAGCCCGGGTTGTCTCTACTAAAGTGGAAGCTACGATCTTTGGCGATGGAGCCTCAGAGGATATCGACGTCCGTATCGCAGATATTAAAGAGGCTATTAAACTCGAAGTCTCTGATCTCGTTATTGAACGTCTAAAAGATCGGGTGGCTAAGCTAGAAGGTAAGATTGCTCTTTTTAGGATTGGGGCTCCGACCGACTCGGCTAAAGAGGAACTAGAATTCCGTGTTGAAGATGCTATTAACACCACAAGGGCGGCGGCTCAATCTGGTATTGTTGCTGGAGGAGGAGTAACTTTACTAGAAGTCAGTAAGCTTCCTATTAGTGACATTTACAGAGAAGCGCTCAGATCTAATCTGAAACAACTCCTTATTAATGCCAATACCCGACATATAACCTATAGAAAGTGGTACGAGTTCTGGAAACCTCGTGTAAGTGTAGATATTTCAGAACTATTGAATGCTCCGGTAGGGTACGGTATCAATCTACGCAAGAGTGATGACCTGGTGGACATCATTAAGGATGGAGTTATTGACGCTAAGCTAGCTGCTCAACAGACTATTATTAACGCTACCGACTCGGTTGCCACTCTAATTACTACTGATCGTGTGATTATATTTGAGGATGAAGAAAGATAATGATACTGGCTTGGATTGTATCAGTCCTGGCCTCCCTCGCTATAGGAAGTATAGTAGGGTTTAGATATAGAGAACTGCGAGACTCTATGTCTAAAATCCTTGAGACTCTTAAAGAGAAGGCCGATAAAAAGTCTTCTGTGGAAAGTAATACAAGTGCCCTCATAGATCCTTACTCGCCCCTCTATCAGGCTCAGGAAGAACACGAAAAACTAATGGAACGCCTGAATCCAGGCTCTAAGAAGTGATCTGTACGAATTGTGGTAAAGAAACTGACGCTTTAAAGAGCATCATTGTTAAAGGTGAGATCAAGTCTGGTTGTTCCTTTTGTCTGGGTTCTAACCTGCAAAAGGCCAATGATCGCTCCGCCAAATACTACAAGCAGGAGCAACAGAGGAAGTTCAAGAGAGAACTCGTCCAGCATGTTGATCAGAGAGAATTTATACAGGTCTACGGGGCAGAGAAAGCTCGTGAGAAGGGCTTTTCGGACGAAGACATAAGGAAATACTCTATTTAGAGAGTGGGTGGTTTGGGAGGTTTTGGCATTTCAGACTTGAGGGCTTGCCCCGTTTTGTAGGGATTCACAACCTTCTTATAGAGGGTGTTTTTGATCGCACCAGTTAGACCTGGGCTCATTGGGATGCCGCCTGGTTTGCTGCGAGGTCTTCCAAGGTAGTACCGCCTCCTACGATTGAGGTATAGTTGGTAGATTTAAGGGCAAGTTGCTTCTGAATAGCATCGATCTTTGCTAGGGCGACATCTTTCGTATCTGATGTGGTAGGGAGAATCTTTTTGTACTTTTCCTCATCCTCTTTACGAAGCACACCGCCTTCGAGCGCTTTACCAACAATCTGACGAGTCTTGTCGATTAGAGCCTGAAGAGTTTGTTGGTCCGTGTCGTATGGGTTGAGAGAACGTAGTCGTCCTAGGATTGGGTCGGTTGTACCCTTTCCACTATCAATGAAGTCACGAAGGTTTCCAAGTTCACTGAGAGAACTTTGAAAGTCCGATATGTTACCTGCTGCTGTAGAGTTGAACTTCTGCCCTTCTGCCTTCTTGCCAAAAGTATCATATAGTTTTAACAACGTGGCGATATTCTTTCCTCCGTTTTTCTGTAAGTCCTGAATAATCAAATTCTGGACATTGCCTTTAGAAAAAGCGTCAGATGTTCCTTCTATGGGTGCCACAAACCCTCCGCCAGCCCAATCACTTAGCGCCTCGTCAGGGGTGGGTGTTGTATCCGAAGGTTGAGACCCGTCGTTAGATACAGCACGTCCCACTCCCTGACGGGTGATAGTACCGAGTATCCCAGCCCCTTGCGCGGCATTAAGGAGTCCCGCTATCGGGGCTTTAGAGGGGCCAAAAGCATCCGCTACTTCTGGAGATACAACCGGCTGCCCTTTCTGTGCGGGCGCTTTAGGGAGTTCAAGTCGTTTCAGTACACTTCCGAGCTTTGACTTTGCAGACTCAGCCGGTTCGCCAGACAGGACACGACTGATGATACCACTGCCACCTTGTCCCTGGCTCATATCTGCTATAGCCTTAGAGCCGCCCTTCAGGAAACCTGAAGCCGTAGACAGGTTATGATATGAGTCGTTCAGAGCTTGTAAGTCTGGTGCTCGCTCGTTCACGGCGTTCTTCAGGGTATCACGGAAGACTGTACTAGCTAACTGCCTGTCACCAGTTGCGGCATCGGTGCTAGCCCTATAATTAATCGCATTCTTATCTAGTCCTCGTTTGAAATCTACAACGCCTTTTAGGTCACCGCTTTTACTATTTAAGAAGGTCGTGACTTCTTGTTTTCCATGTCTGATGGCTCCTTGCGTGACTCCTGGTGTATGTTCGAGAGCATCCATGAACTGTGTAGCTATCTGGTGTCTTTCAGTCTCAGTCAGGGAAGTATTGCTGCTTTTAATGGCCGTATCAATGTCTTTTCCGTACTGTTGCAGTTTATCCTCGACTTGCTTGAGACGAGCTGTCGGTGAGCCTCCCCTTATTCCTTCAGCCGAGAGACTGTCCCCGATGGCCTTACTATCGTAGAACCCTAGTTGTTTTCCAGCGTTTTCCTCGCCTACTCCGAAGCCCCCAGCCCTTGCTTCCATAGCAGTACCGACATCGGCGATCTTTGATCTCACAGAGGGTTTAACCGTACCATCAGGGGTTTTCCTACTCAGTACGCCACCAGCTTTCCCAGTAATCTTGCTACCTACATTTAGCGCACCCCCAAGTCCACCACCCACGAGGCCACCGACGAGAGCACTGGTCAGAGCGTTGTCTACGACCTCGCCGCCGGTAACATCTTTCCCCTTCTCTTGTATAGGCCTGAGCGCTCCGTAAGCTCCACTGTATACTGCGCCCTCTCCTACGCCGCGCTTAATGGCATCTTTTATTGTCGCCTTACCGATAGCTGCTTTAAGTCCAGTCTGCACTGCGCCTTTGACTAAACCAGCGGCCCCTAGTGTCCCGACAGTCAACGCCGTGTCGGTAGCGTCAGCGGCGGCTTTAAGAGGGTCAATTTCTTGTAGGGGCTTTGCCTGTTTATCTGCTTCTTTGTTAACTACCCTTAAACCACTATTTAGTTCATTTATCTTCCTAGCTGCCTCTTCTTGGCCAATCCGGCCAGCATCTCTATCTTCGGTGAGCTTCTTCTGTGCCTGAAGAGTGGCGGTGACCGCCTTCTGTCGAGCATCGTTAGCACCGAAGGAAGAACCAGCTGATATGATATTCTGTCCAGTCCTAGCAATTCCGCCTACGGCTCCTCCCAGAGCGTTTTTAATGAAGTCTAAAGGCCCTCCACTGGTTTGTTGTGGTACTGGAGCGGTCGGTGTTTGGTAGCCATCCCAAAAAGCCATTACACGCCTCCAAAGATATATGAGTACTTATCTTGAAGTTGAGCAGGAGTGAATTTACCCGATATAAGGTCGTTATACGCTTGCTGGCTGTTTTTATCCTGTTTCAAGAAGTTGGCAACGTCCTGAATACCACCACCTTTTCCCGAGAAATACTGGGCAGCTGTGATAGGCTTACCTTGTAGTGTAAACTGTGTACCACCGTTCTGATCCGTTGAAGTGGCGTATTGATCGCTACCTCCTCCAAGTAATGAAGATAGGTCATAACCGCCTGAGCCTTTTGCAGCCTGCGCCGCTTGAATATCGAACTGACGCTTTTGTTCAGCTTGGGTAGTTGCATCTTGCTCCCTCTGATAGAGATTATTGTAGACATTCTGGAGGTAACTGAGTTTGTCTTGTTGTCCCTGATATTGCCCAGCGGCGGCTTGGGAAGCCTGGTCTTGTAGTCGGGAAAGACTTTGGTTGGCCTCGTTATATTGACCACCTTGATCTGTGAGGGTGGCAGAGATAGGAGCTTGTTCATTGGCAATTTGCCTTTGGGCCTGACCTGCATTCACCAGTGAACTAGCGGTGCGACCCATAATTGAAGGAGCTACTTGTTGGAGTAGCTTGGTGGTGTTGTTTATTGCCCCTCTAAGTCCTGTAACGGTGTTCTGGGCATCATTAACACCTAGCTGCTGGCGCTGTTGAGAAAGGTAGGCATTCGGATCTTGAGCCTGACTCTGAGCCTGTTGTACGGCGGTCAAGGCTTCGGCTGAGTTTGCTGGATTCATTTAGTCGTCCTCATAAAATAAAAAGGCCCTATTAGGGCCGCCATTAGCCTCAGTATAATGCCCCGCTAAAGAATTATCAATAGTTATGCGTAAGGTGGAATGAAAGTGTTTACATAGAAGGTGAAAGTTTCGTTACCCGCTTCGGTCGTAAGAGGATCGGCATTAGGATTCTGAATGTAGACCTGGCAGCGAAGAGTGGTAGGCCCTACTCGGTAGGTGAAGGCGACTACGCTGTAGATTGCGGGCATTCCCAAAACCGTTCCGGTCCTATCAAGTGATAGAGTCCTCGTACTATATACAATATTGGACTGTTTAGAGCTGGATATCTGAAGTCTTGTGATTGATCCCTGTACTCCCACTTCGAGATCAGTGTGATACTCTAAATACCCACCTAGTGGCCCGACAGCTGCAGGAACCACTTGCGCTCCAGGAGCAGTAACAGAGGTAGAATCAGCGTCGTCGTTTTTCAACGTCGCATAGTCTGTAGTAAGTATAAATTGGCTAGGTTTCACCATTATGCATTCTCGTCTATATATATTCTCGTATCAATCCTTGTGACCGTTGACAAGGCATCTAGCTGGTAGTCGACGGTATTCACAGTTATAACCACCCCATAATCTACCGGGGTACCACCAGCGGATATCTGTGTGTAATCTACAGGTAGCCGATTACCTAAAGAGTTAGATAGCCAGGGCATCACCTGCGGTCTGTAGTTCAGGTTGGTTAGTATGGTCTGGGTACTTGGCTTAGAAGGGCTCGTTATAACCTCTTCGACATATAGTTTGGTATAGTTGAAGTCCGTATTCAAGACGAAAGAATCACCAGCCGAAGCGGTGAAAGGTAAGTCTGCCTGAGAGTCTGAAGGTTCTAGCCCGAATATCCTATAGTAAATGACTGCAGGTGATCCTGATACGTTTACAGGGCTAACATACACATTAGTAGCGTCCGCGTAGATGTCCATTTTTATATTGAATAATTGAGCACCAGCATTGTTAGAAGGAAACGTTCCAGATCCGTACTCGTAAGATACAGAGAAGTTACTCGTTAAAGCCCAGTTACCGCTCACTAAAGGGGTAAAGGGAAGGTGATGGGGAATAGTGACTAGGAAACCTGCCGTTGGGAAGGGGACTGTGGCCGATCCACTATTAAGATAAACGACCTTATCCAAAGGATAATCAGTCGTAAGAAGAAAATTCTTTGCTCTCTGTACGTCGGCTGGCATTAGCTTAGAAGCTCCGTGACATCAAACCCAGGCTTGGCTACCCAGATACCAGGACGCCCATCATCAGGAGCGAAGCCTATAAGGGTACTGTTAACGTAGTCATCACTCTGATTATAGAGGTAAGTCGTACCGTTGACTAACTTATAAATCAAACTATCAGATGAATCTGTCTGAAAGAACCCGTTTTCATTAGAAACATCAGGAATGTTCCCAATGCCACTTATACCAATAGACGAAGTGATTGAGATGGTGTTATTGGCCCCATCAATGTTGATTCCGCCCTGACCAACCATTAAACTTCCTCTGGTGAATCCGGTAGAGTTTTGCCTAGCTAATACCCGACCTAGGTTAGAGCCTCTGATCTCGGGCCTTGAAACAGGGGCAGAGTCAGACACTTTTGAGTAATCAATATTCTTAGCCATTTGAAAGTGCCTCGTCGATTAAATCATCGTAGATCAACGTAATACTTGTAACCGTCGGGGTCTCATAGATTCCTTCCTCCGAGTAAACGTCAATCCCTACCTGGATTTCGTTAAACCTTGCCTGTTGAGACTCTTGCCCGATTGAGAAGCTGGCGTAAGTGGCAGGATTGCCCTCAAACCAGGGATCAGAATTAGAGAAGTAAGGGGAGTATTGCCAGTCACCTCTATCAATTGAGTACTTTAACCTAATCTGTACTCCATCTGGAAGGGGAAGCCACGTCGCATTCATATAGTCGGCTTCCTTTAGTTTCCCGACATACCCGTTATCAAAGATTAAGGACTCCCATGTCGCGTAGAGAGGAAGAGGCGAAGTAGAGTTAACCACATCTATCCCATAATCCCCTGTTGGGTTGGAATCGTCCCTCCATGAGATATGTAAAGTATCCCCGAAGCTTTTCACCATTCCAATTGTGAGGTTATTTGCACCTGAGTACCGTGTAGAACCTGTCGAAAGAACATAACTATACCCAAAGGAATTAGGCAGAGTAGTATCTGTCTGCCCCCAGGAGTAAACCCCATAAGGGATATTCTCATTCTTAGTGATAGAAGGCCACGCCATTAACTGAATACCGTTCCTCGTAGTAGCAGCGTAGGGATAAACAACGGTCTGATTATTGTTATTGTTATAACCGTTCTCCCCGAAGGGTAGTGTTCTAATCTTCTGTGGTTGAGAGTCAGTTGAAGCTAAGGCATACCACGCTCCGCCCGCGTTGTAATAAACGACATTCTTATATGAGTGGATAGCGTATGGTGAGCCTTCAGGAATGGGGATAAAGTAGTTATAGGCTCCAGTAGTAACGTTTTGTTGAGTAGATGCTTTCTGAATCCCATCCCATACGAATATAACTCCACCTTGAGGGTTTTGGGTAGGGTCGTCTGAGACTACTTCACAGGCAATGTAAAGATACTCATTGTTGTGGGTTATCCCGCAGACCTCGTATTCAGGCGGAAATTGTAAGTAGTGTCTTTGCCACTCCGCGTTGGAAGGGTCGGGATCACCTAGAGGTTCCCAAACACTTAGGTAACGCCCATTCCCGATAACGACAAACTGTTGAATCTGATCCATCGGATGCATCCCGTTAGTAGTGTTAATAAGCCTATCGGCCCATAAGTTCATGTCAGCGGTAGAAAGGTCATTAGCAATTGTAGAATAGACAGTCCCATCACCCACCGTGGAGGTAAGATGGAAATGGTAGGTTTGAGCTGCTGGGGCGACGTTAACCCTCACTTGGGAAGAAAATACGAAGTAGTTCCAGTCGTTATTAACAAGATTTGCATTAGTTACGGTCGAAGTGGCGAGTAAGCTTCCCAGTCCGTCGTGGACGGTGAGGGTCCAGTCCCCGGTGCCCTTAGAGACGACCCTCACCCCTATCTTATTGATAGGCTCGATGTCCGTTTGGAAGTAACGAGAGTCGCTCATTGCTCCTTCAACGTAACTAGTCTTGATCAAGGTGGTCTTCGTCCCACCAGATTGGTCTGAGTTAACGTTGAGACCTGGAGTGTTGGAGTTGTTATTATAGGTGGATTTAGAAATCCCATAATAGTCTGCATTTAGGGCTGGAACTGTATCAACGGTGGTGATAGATGAGACAGAAGTATCACTGGCTAGGTAAACTGAGGACTGATCTTTACGGTATAACATCCCAAAGGCACCACTGCCGACATTCCCAGTTGAGCCAATATTACCGAAGTTTCCCCACATTCCATCTGTATCTCTGTAATATACATAACCTTTATCACCTAGCCCGTATATCTTCCCAGAGTTGGTCATCACCTCGTTTTGGACAAGATCCACGACGGCGTTGTTATCTTCCTTAGTTGGACGTCCCAGAAGAGTGAATTGGGAGGGTGAAGACCTGAAGTCAATAGACTGAGATTTAGAGAAAGAGTACTTAATACCTATCTTTTTATCAGTCGCTTCCCCACCCGCGAACACCTCATTGATAAAGGGTTTTTTAGTCATGGTTAACCTATGCTTGGGTTAGGGGGATACATCCAAACGTTTCCTATACGAGAATCATCAGTGAATACCGAGCCCGTTTGAGAGCTGGCGTAATCTTGGTCACAGTCCTCTTGAAGTTTTTCAAACAATCCTCTGTAGTAAGTGGCTCGTGGCTCATTTCCCTTAGATGAGAAATAGTTCCCCAGCGCGTAGTACATAGGAGCATCAACATACTCTTGAGGAATAATAGATATTTGGCCTACCCTCCAATTCTGCCCACTACCCGTGTAGCCAACAAAAGCCGACTTTAAGATAAGTGTTGAAGGAGTTGGTACATCCACAATCTCATAGAAAGTGAGATCGGTAACACCTGTGATTTGAAACCAAAGCCCTCTCATATTCTGGTTAAATATCCCAGTAGTAGCTGTGACGAGGGTATTCCCGTTCGTAACGGTCACTGTGGCGCTCGTAGAGGTGCTCGTAACGTCGTCTACCGATAAATCAAAGTCCTGGGGCTGGTAATACAGTCTAAAGCCGTTAGTAACGTCCTGAGAAGGAATTGGCCATACTTGAAACTTATCATTGCCTAGAGACATGTACCACGAAGGCCAGTTGTTAGAGGTTCTATAAGAAACAATCTCACGCCAGCGGTGTTCGCTGCTGACCTCATCGAGAGGCCACGAATACGAAGTAGCCGTTGTCCCCCCTACTAATGAGGTTAGCCCTGTAATCCTTAAACAGTCTACAGGTGTTTGATAGATTGACTGGTTAACCTTAATATCAGTGAATTGTTGTTTGCGCGTATAATAACGGGCTAGTCGAGCGTTAAAGAGGTGATAACCAGTATTGTAGTCCTGTTGCAGTTGTTCAAGAGTACCAGGAGAGTTGTCTCTGGCTATTCTTTGGGTTGAGTTCTGTACGTCCGTCCAGGTCTTCATTAGACACCCTCATATGATCCGCTAATTTGTATGCTATCATTCGCAGCCCAGGTTGCCGGGGTTGTAGAAGTGACCCCACCATCCGATACGTAAGTACCACTCGCCAAAAGTGAGATGAGCGCAGCAGTAGTTGTAGAGTTTTGACGAACATATCCGAAGAAACCACCACCAGCGGCCACCATTCGCATCTGTCCTATCGGAGTTCCACCCGTATAGTTGGCAGTTGTTGTGACCGGTAAGGTAAAGGTCGGCGAAGAACCTACAGACTGTCCACTGCTACCTAGAGTCGAAGTTAAGACGAAGAATACCGTCTTACCGATCTGAATGTAGTGGGCGCTCGTTCCCGCGCTTCCGCCAGTTCCAATGCTCCAGTTGGTGAAGGTTGGCACCCAAGACTGCCAGACCCAGCTACTGCCTGTACCGCTTTGTAACTTAGCAGGGGTGACTGCTGAGTCTGTTATATTAGATGTTACTACCGAGTTAACCGTATTGAGCTTAGCATCCTTAATATTTAGACCGTCAATGGTCACTCCGTTAGCAGCGGTGAACTCACTAATACTATCCACTGATATGGTGCTGTTGCTGATTGACCCACCCGTGATAGCCGGTGAGGTTAGAGTCTTATTGGTGAAAGTCTGGGCAGTCGATATATCCGCCAAAGTACTGGAGGCGTTTGGAAGAGTATAAGTCCTCGTGGTCGAAACAGATATACCCGAGAGCTGGAACTGCGCCATCTTAGTGGGGTCACTGTTATCTTGAAGTGTAAATAGATTATCGAGCAAGCTAACGGTGTTGGATACACCAATAGTCTTGTTACCGATAGATTGGACATCAGAAGTCCCTACGGGGTTTCCCGTAATTCCCAAGAAGACGTTTCGGTTAATCTGTTGCGTATCATCGAGCGCGTCATCAACAATTGGAAAAGTATCTGCTATCGGGTCGATGCTAACAGCTACAGGCAGGTCAGTGATTCTCACTTCATCCATATTATTCTCCTTCGCTCTCTACCCAGTCGGTTGGGGCCAATTTTGTATACGCTGCTGGCTGTATCTGAAGCTGCAAGCCGTCTTGTGTTATTAAAATAAAATCATCCTGTGTTGTTATGACTGCATCATCAGATTGGAAGGCTTCACCATTCCCACTAGTAGGTCGCCATACTGTCGAATCTAAATCAGTCATAGTTAACTCGGCTGTTTGTTAGATTGCCAGTTCACAGTCACATCTGTCGTAGTTGAAAGGATAACCCGTAGACCTGTTTTAAGTCCCCAATACTCATACCCTCCCGGGGCTGTAGGGTTAGTGATGATTCCCACAACAGGAGTAGAACCAGCAGTATTGTCTACGACCGTGATAGTCCCCGTAAACCCCGCATTAACTGTAATTTTAGCTGAGTAGACTGGTCGGGGAACGACTGTTGTTGTACCGCTCGTGAGATGTGCATAAGGCATGTGTTTCTCCTAAATAAATAAAGGCTCCCTCTGGGGAAGCCTCTTATAGGTTAATTGTATACTAGGCCATAGAGAATGACAATACGGTTCATGTCCCAATTACAAATAGAAATACTGGCTCAGTACCAGACCCTGCGCCTGCTGTCAGGGCAACTGTGAGCCCTGTAGCAGTGATTGACTGGACTTCTGGTGTGTAAACGGCAGCGGTACCAGCAGCTGTCCCAATGCCTGCACTAGCGTATTGAATTGTACTAAAGAACGAAGTTGGGAATGTGACCGTCTTCGGCGTACCTGTTGGCACAGCCCCACCTGTCATCCAAAGCATCTTTATGCCACCGAGGTCAATATATTTCATCGTCCCACCAGCCGTCCCAGCATTGGCCTGAGAAGATACCCCTGGGCTGAACTGGAAGGTATTAGAGCTGATGGATATTGTTTTGTTAGTCAGTGTGTCAGTGCTATCTCTACTCACAAGTGTTCCTGTGGCCGCCGGGAGCGTATAAGTATTGGAGCCTCCCGCACTCAAGGTAACATTTCCAGCTGTAATCGTTAAGGTACGGGGTGTCGTTCCTCCAGCTATGCTATAGCCATCCGCGTTGGGCGTTATATCGAGGTTTACTGCTGAATTTTTCGTCATTTTATTCTCCTATGAAGTGGTTATTGTCGTTACATTGGCAAGGCTGGATATGTTGTTTACAGAGAGAGTCGGAAAAGTACGAGAGTAACTTACGACCAGGACGGGGTTGGCTGTGCCATCTGATAAAGCATCAATCTCAGTAACCTGGTTACTGACCCACGCTCCAGTGAAGCTATTGTTTAGATCCCACCCCAGCCTGAGTCCGAATTTGCTAATACCATTCACGGTGATGTTAGATAGTCCACTGGCATTAAGGGAGATCACGTTGTCGGCTCCCACAGTCCAGCTCGCGTAAGATACCGAACCGAAGGATGTAGACCCTAGTGTCGAGTAGTCCGCAGCAACAATACTTGAAGTGCTGGCCGGATTGGCCGACACCAACTCAAGAGTATCTGTCCCTAGACCGCTAGATTTAAAGTAGCCTCTTAGAGTCAAAGTGGCCGATGTCACTGTCGCTCCGGCCGGTATAGAAGTAGTATCAAATACCATTATAGTTCGTTTCAGCTCCGAGTATTGATTAGTCGTGCTGGTGGCTGTCAATCTGCCGTATATCAAACCATCAACAGAGACGGATGTCCCAGCCCCTCCTCTAATAGTTGCGAAAGATTCGTTGACACCACTACGTGTTGGGCTTCCGTAAACGCTCTGAACAAATCTCGTTGTGTAGAAGTTAGTGACAGTCGCCATTATACAACCGTAATGTTTCCGATCGAGCTTTGAACAACCCAATCCGTGTTAGCAGTTATACATACCATACTTACACTGTCGTATCTTTGAAGGCTTGCGAGTGTCCCCGTTACTCCCGTAGTTGTGTTCAAGGCCCCGAAGTGGATGGTCAAACCGCTTGGTTGTGCGATCGTCCAGCCCCCAGCCCCCTTTCCGACTACCTGGACAACATCCCCCACCGCCGCGGTCGCTGGCATTGTCACTGTAGCTGTTGGGCTAGCACTATTCATTATGTAGCCATTATTAACACTCGCAGTCCCAGTCGTTGTTATAGTCGTCCAGGGCATATTACCAGTTGAAGCTATAGTTATAGAGCCATTTCCATTGGTAACGCTTATGCCATTCCCCGCGGTTATTGTCGCTTTAGTTAGGGTATTACCCGAAGTGTTGCCTATAAGAAGTTGGCCATCCGTGTAAGTTGTTTGACCTGTACCTCCGTTCCCTACGGGAAGAGTTCCTGTCACACCAGACGTCAAGGGAAGCCCGGTCACGTTAGTCATCACACCCGATGCTGGAGTTCCGAGTGCCGGTGTAGTCAGGATTGGACTGGTTAGGGTCTTGTTCGTAAGGGTTTGGGCGGTTGTCTTGTCTACGGTCACTGAAGTGTCGATGGCAATCGTTAATCCCGTAATACTGATTCCATTCCCCGCAATAATGGAGCCAGGCCCTGCAACCTGTACAAACGTTATAGCATCTGTTCCTATAGTTGGCATCGTAATACCTGTATATGTCCACGTCGTTGCAGCAAGAGTATTACCTGCGCTCACGAAGAGAGTGTCTCCTGTGTCTATATCAGCTGATTGATCAAAGTCTGCTGCACGAGTCATCACAAAGACAGCCGCAACAGTACCTACGGCTGTAACAACATAGATACCATTTTGAAAGGCAGAAACTTGGTTTTTGACCAAGATCCTATCGCCTACAGATGGGGTAGTACTATCAATACTTAACGCCCCAAAAGAAACTCCCGTAAGAGTCGCGCCCACTCCCGAAGAGCCATTTGAATAAACCAAGGTCGGCAAAGCCGCAATAGTCGCGTATTTCGCAGCCTCTTTATAGTCGCCGCCCTGCACAGCGCTGTCCACATAGGCTGTAGTGGCTATTTTAGTGGAGTTATCGCCTTGAGTCTGGGTGGTGGTTGTAGGGCTACCTGCGAGGGCTACACTTGACTTAATAGTGGTTGCGAACGACCCAGTTCCAGAACCGGTTACATCACTCGTTAGGGTGATAGTCTGATCACCAGTATTGACCCCTGAGATGTCGGCATTGTTCAGGACTGTGAGAGTTTTTCCAGCGACAACCACGAGCGCCCCTGCCGCACCAGAACTAATAGATAAAGCGTTTATAGTTGTTGCTGTTGCCACACCTAAAGAAGGTGTCGTAAAAGCCGGGGAAGTTGTCATCGCTACATTCCCCGAACCAGAGATTGTATACTCCCCTAGTACGCCAGCGTTGTCGAATAGCACCCTGGTGGTAGTGCCGCTTGCTATCGTTGTAGTACCAACCACCAAGCCACCGGAAGGTGGGCTGACCCACTTCAGGCCCGTTGTCTCACCTGAATCGGAGGCCAGGACTTCACCGTCTGCGCCTACGGGAAGACGAGTATCCAGTGATGAGAAAGTATAGAGGTCGCCTTTAGTTGTTAGAGGTGAAGCACCACCACCTGTTGACGCAATAGAAATATCCTGACCGGTCTGTGTCAGAGTAATATTTGCTCCCTGGGATAACGTCACTGCCCCAATGAGAGGGGTTGAACCTGTCTTATTGATCCGCGATACTCGTGAGGAAGAAGCTTGGTTACTCATCAGCTAGAAATATAAGAGACGCCTTCCCCGTTCACACTACTGTCGAGGAAGATAGTCGCAAGGTTAGAAATGTCTAACGAGACAGTATCACCAGCAGAGAGCTGAAACCCATTAGAGGACGCCACAGCACTATCCCCTACATAGATAAAGCCCGTATTCCCCACTAGCGCCTTGATTGCCACCGATTTAATGGCTTGAGAGGAAGCAAGTGATACTCTCACTCCTGCCGTCGTGACAGCCTTCCTGCCGTTATATATTGTTGTAGGTGCCGCTGAAGTGGTCGTGACGCTCCAGCTTCCACTTTGACTTACAGGCAATGCGCTTTGGTCACTAGCTATAGTAATAGGTAGCGAGTTGGCCATCGTTTTCTGACCGAGAGTTATGGGACTCCCACCAATCTCGGTGATATTGCTATCCGTCGTTCCGACTGATCCTGCAATGTTAACGTTGATCGCCCCTGTCGCCGAAGTCCCCTCTACATAGAAGAAGCCACCCGTGATAGAGTCGATGGCACCGATTGATTCTCTGCTGTTGGGACTCATTACGCCGTCAGACATGTTTCTCCTAAATAAAAAAAGCCCTGCGAGGGCTGCCTTTCCACTAGTATACTATAAACCTGTAAACTTGGTATAGTTAAAGACACGTTTCTCTTGCTGAGCGACTTTCGCTTCACGCGCATTAATGGCTTGTTCCCTCTTACCTAGCTGCATCGAGAGATCGGCGAGATCAGATCGGATGGTATCTTCTTCAGTCTTTACCTCGTGAAGAGATCGAGCTGCGTCGTTTAGTTGAGAATTCACTAGGCTTAACCGCTTCTTTGAGAGTTCCTCTTCACGATCGTAAGTAGCCTTTTGGAAGTCGAATTCTACATTGGCCTGTTCTAGATTAAGCTCTAGAACACTTTTCTGATCTGTGATGATACGTACTTTCTCCTGTGTATCTGCCAGTTCAGTGTGAAGACGGTCGATATCTGTCATTAAGGAGGTTTTCTCGCTTGTTAAGAGGGTCTTCTCCCCTTCTAAGGTGAGCTTCTCGCTATTAAGACGTGCAACAATCTCAAGAATGACGCCTTTTTCTCTTTCAAGGCGTTTATCCTGCTCTTCCAGTTCCCGCTCTTTAAGGATTGATCTCTCTTCAAGGGCTTTGAGAGCTTCTTCTTTATTTACCAGCGAGGATTCTAACTCTTTCAAGGTCTTTGCCTGAGTCTTGAGCGCCTTATCAATAGATAACTTGGCGTTGCTAGCCTTCCCCTTTAGTTCTTCGTCGAAATTAAGACGTAGCTTTTCATGCTGCTCCAATAATGCTGCGGTGGCCCGCGAAAGAGTCTCAAACTCTGCCTGTTTGCTCTCTAGCTTTGCATCTATATCTTTAGGCATTAAATCTTCTTTGTGACTGGGGATATAGTAACTGGACTCTCGACAGTAGGGAAAGCCACCTCTTCGTTCTTCTGTTTAAGAGCAATGTCTACTAGCTCACCTCGGGTTGCTACTGGGCCACCTAGTAAGTCGTCAATGCTCTTACGACCGGTGATAACTTCATCTTCCACTGATTTACGGTAGGTTGGCGCACCGATCTTTAGAGTGTTTCCACGGTAATGAAGGACCTCGTTAACTAGTTGTTTAATAACCACTTGGGCTTCGTCCCCACGAAGGTTAATAGAGGCCCCAGACTTAATCTCAATGATATTCGTGACGTGAGCGTTACTGGGATGATCTTGGTTTCGCAAGTCTAGTCCTGCCGCCCTTAAACTCGCTTCGTCAATCCCTTTGTCTTGGCCACCAACAATACGAATAGGAGCATTGACGGGACGACTCTGGGCTACTCTGCCCTTAAAGGTAAAAGGAAGGGGATTTGTTAAAGTCACATATTCATACTCACTTGCGCCATCTAGTGAGGCTCCTGGATTGACTTGGGACTCTTCGACAGCACCAACGCCTACCTCTGTTAAACCTGCGTACTTAGGGTTATTAGCCATTTTTCTTACTCACTTTTTTAGGTTCTACTACGATCGTATTAGCTTCTTCTGGCTTTGGTTCTGACTCTTCAATCAAAGAAGTGAGAGAACGATACTCTCCCTGTAGTTTAAGCAGTTCTTCGTCAATCTGCTTCTTCTGTTCTACCAATTCGTTAAACTTTGCTTCTGCGACGCTACGTTTCTGTTTAAGAGATTCTGTATTCATGACACGAGTTTATCATAACCATTTCTAAAACAAAAGAGCACCCCTAATAGAAGATGCTCTTTATACTGCTAAGACTGGCTGTTATAGAGAGGGATGTATTTGGTTGTAGAACCAATAATCACCTTGATGTAACCAGCTTGAGTCGCTGTTGTACCTGTAGTGTTGGCCATTTGTCCGCCGCTTGGTAGGCGAGCAAAGGCTGTCCATCCTTGTGTAGAACCAGCATCATCAATCTTGATTGCCAGGACGTTCCCAGTGACAGTCTGGGAGGCCATATTCAAGTAACCTCGGAAAGCGACTATATCACCACTTACGGTGTTGCCCGAAGTCTGACTATCTGTCAGAGCCGCTTGGAAGCCTTCAAAGTTCCCGGAAATGGTTGAACCAGTTCCTTTAAATAGAGGCGTTGAAAGCACACCAACTATTGTGGCTGCGTTAATCCCAGTAGCAACCCGAGGGCTGAACTCCGCACCGTTAATTGAACCAGTAGTGGTGACTGTTTGCTGTGGCTTAGTCTGAATGGCCGTACCTGTTCCACTCGTTTGAGCGTAGTTTCGGCTATTAACTTTTACTGTTTTGTTATCACTGGTGGTGTTGATCAAGAGATCTGAACCTGATGGAACGCTCCATCCTCCTGTAGTAACTATAGGGTAATCAGAGTTGTATCCTTCGTTCTGTCGAACGTAAGGTAGGTAACTCTCTGCTTTTCTATTTCCGGCTGCCATATTTTTGACTCCTTAGAGTTTAGGCTTAATATTATGCAAGTGTTAGGACGAATGGTGAATATTCTGTCGAGACAGTAAGCTCAGGCGCGTATCCGACTGGATTCACAACCGTTGCGTCTACCCGCGTTTCAACCGCTCCGTCCGTTCCGTTTGAAGGGATACCTTGAACATTCTTGGCAATCGCACCATCTGAAAGGACCGAGGCATAGCCACCGACTTGGTTCCAGAAGTAAGCGTTAGCTACGACAGCGACTGCTGGGACACCTGTGATAGGGATTCCAGGGCCTGAGCCAGATGCTGATAGAATGACTGCACTGTTCAGGTTGGGCATCAGGGATGCTTCACTCGTAGCCGCCAGAGCGACTGTGAGAGGCTCTGCAAGGTTAATGGTAATCGAGTAGCTATTCGTAGAAGTAGCTGCCGTGTTACCAAGAATCAGTGAGTATTGGCCCTGACCTGTTCCGTCGTTAACCACAAAGTAACCGCCAGCGTATTCATCTTCTGCTACTGCGGTAGCACCAATAGTGTAGGTTAGTTGAGTTGTACCGATTGGCCAAATAGCGTCGACGGTTTGGTTCACACTGTTCGTGACTTGAGCTGGAGCCTGGGTAATAAGCCCTGGGGCGAGTGCGACTGCACCGTTACGACTGTACACGAAGGTACGGCCATCAGGTGTTCCCGCGTATTGACCCAAGTATTCGCCACCACGACTCAGTGAGGTAGTGTGAATGTCTTGGTCGGTGATCTGAATTGCTGCTGCTAAACTCATATTATCTCCTTATATCTTTCTTAGACACCTGTGATGCCGCTAATTTTAGCTGTTCGGTTAGGGTTCAGGCAGATCAAGTTACCGTACATAACGAAGATACCGACTTCAGCAAGTTGACCAACGGGTTGGATGTACTTGCGGAATTGGAAGGCCGAAACCTTGTACTTGTCGTATGCACCAGTCGTAACGGTCTCAGTCGTCGCAACCATATCAAGGGTATTGATTGGAAGTGAGCGGAATTGGAACCATTTCTCGTTGATGAACCACTGCGTACCTGCTGGAGCTTTTTGATCGCGGACGTAGTTCTTGCCTCGGAAGTCAACGCTGGTTGCGCCACCCTTAAGGTTAAGACCTGCACTCGCTTGTACTGGCTGTCCAACACCCGTTGAGCCGTTTGTGAACTCACCGCCCAATGCACCATAAGTGGCAAACTGTGAAGGAGTTAACAGGCTTGAGTAGTACGACCAAACGGTAGGGTCGCTCAAGATCAAGTTAGTAGTCTCTGAGAGATCACCTGAAATTGTCGAGCCGTCGTCTGCCGCGTACATTGTCTCAAGATCGAGTGCTCCTGCTGGGGCACCGACTAGGAAGGCGTTAATAGTAGGAAAGGCTGATCGTGAAAGACCTGCGTAAGTAGAAGTCGAAGTACCGTCATCTACAATGTTTCCCAAACCATCAAAGTCATTACCCGTGCCGTATCCGTAGAAGATTTGGCCTAATGCGGTAATCATTGAGTTCTGCGCGTATTGGTATGAACCATCCGTCAGATTAACGACACCTGCTGGAGTTTTGTTGATTGATTGTTCAATCAAGCTAACACCGACTGGTTGTGCGTATCCTGTTGGATACCAGGTGAACTTCTGGGTATTGAAGTCGATAGTTGTATCGAACGTTTCAGTCCCCTTAAAGCTACGACCTAAGTTAGAGTTGTTAGTAAAGATCGGAGCTTGGAAACTTCGGCCATTCCAGGGTTTTGGATTGGCGACGACTCGCTTCATAATCTCGCTCGATTTGTTTACGGTGTCAACGATACTAGAGTTAATGTCCTCTAAGGTGATGTTGTTGACCCTATCGTTCTGGGGCGTTGCTGCCATACTTTTCTCCTTATATTTTAGGCTTCTATGGGGATTTTCTAATAAAAAAAGCGCCCCTGATAGGGCGGCCATTAGCTTAATAATAACGCAGGGTTATTAACTATGCAATAGCTTTTTAGCTTTTTTAGAAAGTCTCTAGATCGGTGAGATTCATAGCTCTACCAACTGCAATGCCTTTGGGAGCAAGACTGACAGGATTAGGCGAGCTACCAGATACTCTTGCTCCTGCTGCCTTACGAGCAGCGGCAGCTTGTTTTTTAGTATCGTCCTCTTCTGAGTTCTTTTCTTCTAATTGCCAAGCATTCCAGGCATCAATGGCCGAAGTAATAGGCTTCAGGCCTGCTTTCTCTCGTACTATATTCTCGTCCCTCATGTAATTGAGGAGAGATACCTGCTCCTTAACCCCGGGCTGTTTAGCAATCTCTTTATCAGTCCAGTCTGCACTCAGATACTGAGGGTCGACTTTGGGAAGCTTTCCCTTAGAGACGAGGTAAGTAATCTCTGCAGCAATAGTATTGATAGATTCTTGCTGAGCGTCTGCCTCAGATTTCTTTTCGTTATACTCAGCTTTCTTATCATCGTAATCGGCTTTATCTGAAGCTAGTTTGTTCTCCATACTCTGTGACTGTCTCAAGAACGACAGGATCTGAGCACTCGTGAACTTATCAGCATTCTCATCAGCAAACTCAGCAGCCTGTTCAGGAGTAGTGATCTTGGTTTTTTTGCCTTCAACCTCTACTTCAAACGAATAATCTGCCGGGGTATACTCGCCAGGGTCTACCAGTTGAACAGGGGCCTCAATAAAAGGGGCTTCTTTGGGTTCTTCAACTTCAGGAGTCTCAGGTTCTTCTTCCTCGGCTTCTTCGTCTTTGGGGTGTCCTGAGACTGAGACGTCAGCCCAATCTAAGGCCTGACTCGGATCGAGACGTACTTCACGCTCTCCTTCGGTTGAGGCCTCTGTTACTGGTTGATCAACAATTGGTGCATCTGTTACATCGGTCATCTGCGTTTCTCCTTTTTCTTAGTATAACATTACTGCGTTGGTACTGGTGGGGTAGCCTCTCCTGGCCCCGCTACTGGTGCTGCGGTGGTCGAAAGTGCTATGTCAGGCGGCGGAGCCATACCAGGGACGCCTTGTGGTGGCACTCCTGAAGGCACTGGAGCTGTCGTGGGAGCTGTCGGAGTTATAGGAGCGGGCGAAGGTTGTACCATTCCCGCGTCGTCTATTAAGAGGGCTGTGAGGTTAGCAGTGTTTGTAGCTACGTGCTGGACAGCCATCAGGAATGCGGTGAGTTTCTCTTGAGCTTGGATGTCAAGCTTTTGGAATCTGTTGGAAGCCATGAATGAGTTGTAATAGTTGAGATAGTCAGCTGAATAGTTGTCTCTCTCTTCAGGAACTTTGCCCATGATAAGGAGTTGTATATCTGCCTCAGCGTCGGTATTGATCTGATCCAATTCGATAGACTTAAGGTAAGCCTGTGGGTCAAGATTAGATTTCAGGTATCTCTCTGCTCGTATCTCAGGATCAGGAAGGCCCAGGTCTTGCATCAGCGTCAGGTAGTCAATGGCATTACCAGACTGCCACAGTTCCATTGCTGTTGAACGGATATTCTGCTTGTCTAATGGAAGAGTTGAATCGGTCTGAACACCAATTTTTACATTAGAGTCGATATTCTCACCATTCAAGAGGATAAAGGTATACTTCCCGTCTCCGCCTTTGCAAGCGAACCAATGGTCTTCTGCGTAGTAGACTCTCATCATCTGAAGCTTAATTTTGTAGTAGGTTTCAGCGGCATCTGAGATAGCTAGTACTAAATCGTCTTGCAAAGCCCCCGCTTGGTTCTTTACTAATAGATCCCGTGTCGCGGTATCTTGAGACTGTGGCTGTGCGCCCCTAAACTGAGCAGGAGTACCCATAATGTTATCAATCTCATTCCGGGCGTCGAACATCGTATTAACCGCGTAAGCGGGGAGTTCGCTTGAGCCGACGTTCACAAAGGCCTTAGAAATGTCGTCACCCTTAGCCATTAAGACCGTTCGAGCACCCTTATTAACTAGTTTTTGGGTGTCTTCTTCGTTGAAAGCGTCTTTGGAAGCAATATAACGGCCATTCACATAGTCAGCGTTCTCCATGATCTGACGGCCACGCTTGTTCAACATCTCTTGCTGGTCTCTGGCCTGTTCAAATAAGGACGTTTCATCAATATAAGACTCTCCCATGTTCATGTAATTAAACGGAACAAAAGGTTTAGGTGGCATTGAGAGTAGATTGGCCTCTTTTTCCTTCTTATCTGATCCCGTATATACCCAGTTAGGGTTGGGTTGTTTGTCTAAGATGATATCTTCATCAGGAAGAAACCAACAGACACCTTCTTTAGGCTTGCCGTTTTCTATATAAGTGAACCACGCCTCGAAGTAAGTAATAAATCGAGACATCTGTGTATAGCGTCCTTGGACAATTCCAAAAGCTTTTTTAATTTCGTCAGCCTTACCAGGGAATTTCATAATCAGTTCATCAACGGAGCAACGTAACCGGTGATAGATAACGTTAGGATTGTCTAGGTATTTAGCGTTCCTATCAATGATAATGTCTTCTGGGTTACAGACTTCTGTCACGACATCCCCATCATATCCAGCGTTGGGGTCCCATCGTAGCTTAAGGAAACCACGTTTACGGATAATAAGGTTCATTGCCGCCGCTCTAAACTTACGATCTGCCTTCTCGTCTAGAGAGTGCTGGTAGAGGGCCATTTGCAAGTCCCTAGCGCCCTTTATATAGATTTCATCGCTCTTGCTAGGGGTTAATTCAGGCTTAGCCATCTGTCCTGTTGCGTAAGCTAGAATAGCCCTTACCGCTGTGAACAGGCGGTTGTCCTTATACCTAATATCGTATCGAGTATATTCGGAGTCGTTCAGCTGATCACCCAAAAAGAATGAGACATTGGCCTTATCGTTCTCTTCTAAGCTCCAGGGAGCTTGATTCCAGTGTGCTCTGTTCTCGTTTAAAGAAGTAACTAACATCTGTTTTAGTTTCTCATCAGGGAGGGTGAGGTTGAAAGTCTCGTAATCTTCGGGAGGAAGGTAGAGAGTAGAGAATCTCTCAGTATAAGCGTTTTGATCGCGTTGTCTTGGTTCCACTATTTAGTATCCTCAAAGTAATACCAGGCATTACAGTGTCCACCACGATAGCGGCCAGGACATCTGATGCCTTTGGTAGTTTTAACATACATATCAGCCATATCATCGAAGGCTAGGACAGTAGACCCAGATAATTCGCAGACCTTCATTTGGCATAAAAAACAATGGAAGTCGAAGTACTTAATACGGTCTGACTTCCTCAGCATTACCAGTATTCTATATCGAAAGTCGCTAACGTCAGCCATAAACTCCTTAGTCCTCTGGCTGCGGGCTGAGGTATTACCCATATTCTACACTACGCTTACGTTAATTGAAAGCTTTTGACTCAGGGGTCGAGCTCATTTAGTGTCTCAGATATCACATTTCCGAGCGACGTATCTCCGCTGACTTCAGACTTACTACTATCCGGCTCAATAAACAGACTCTCTGATCCTAAGACTTTAGAAAGCCCTATACGATAGTAGGCAGTGGCAAAGGAATAGTCCGAGTTCTTGCCTTCTTTCTTGAGCCATTCCGATTTGGAACGTCCGTCATCCTTCTCGACAGTCGTTCGATAAAGATTCCCCCAGTCCGCGATGTACTCTTCTAGTTCGCTCGGATGCATCCTGAAAAGTAACTTGGCCTCAGTGATTTCACTGGCTACCATATCTAATAACCTCGTTCTATCAGCATTAACAGTTTGGCCCTTCCAGTTAACAATATGCATACCCTTCTGCTCTTGAAAGTAACACAGGTAAACGTCATTATATTTATCGGCTAGCTGCTTAGGCTTGGTTGGATAAGGATTCGGGTCGATTACTACGATAGCCTTGTACATTAACTTCAATCTTTCAATCTCTTCCCACGACTCGTACTTCCCATAGGCGAAGATTCCATCAGGTGTCCCTACAACATATATCTGGTTGTTGACATTCTGATCCACTCCGATGACTACGTTCCTCTTGGGGATATTTGAAGGCGCACAAGCCCTTAGAATAGCCACGCGGTCTACGATCATGTCTGAAGGCGTATAGGCTTTCCCGATAACGAAGTTCATAAAGAAATCAATCGAAGACTCTTCGTATTGTTCAATGATCCTTCTAGCTGTTACCCAGGGAGCCATCATCTGAGAGATCCAGTAGCCATGTCTCTTCCGGTCGGGGTACTTAGTAACCCAGTGCCCCATCCTACGAGCCTCGTCACTTATCTCTTCACTACACGCCCCACAAGCATATATTCCCTTTGCCCTATCAACATAGTGACACCTTCCGTCTGGCTCCCAGTCCATGAACCAGTCGTGCCCACAGTGATCGCATTTGACGAACCAATGTCTCATATCCGACTCGTTATATAATCCGTCTACTCCAAAACCTACTTGTGAAGGATTAGAGAACCGCCACCGCTTAGGCCGCAAGCTCGCTTGCAAACGGGAGTCGAAAGTATTCACAACAGCCATAGAAGGCATACGATCGTATTCATCTATTACAAGGATATCTCCCGTAATAGAAATAGCCTCTCTGTCTGAGAAGCCACCTTTAAAGAATAGGTTCCTATCGCCTACTCGTTTATACGTAACAGAATCATCTTTTACAATTATATTGATTGCTGGGTTAGTCGAGATCAGAGGGTTAACCTTCGGTTTTACGAAGTCATTAACCACGTTGTTAGTAGGAAGGGCGTAGATAACATTCCAGCCCCCATACTTAGCTTCCCAGATTGAACGAAGGATAGCGAAAACGGAGAAGCCTACTTGGGCTGACTTACGACAAACGATATCGTCAGACTCATCAGCATAGATATCAATCATAAACCTATGGGAGTCGAACTCAATAAGTGACTGGTTCTCGTTCTTGAACTTATTAAGGGTTATCCAGGCAAGGACTGATGAGGCTATGAGGTCTTCGTTTGTTGGTGTTTTAGCTATTGACACATTACCTCTATTATTTATGTTATAAAAACTTATTTAATGTCAAATCTGTGAAAGTTCACCCAAGTTGTCAAGTAGTACTTTTCTAAAATTAGGAGAGAGCATGAGCCACTTGAATATCTCACTCCTTACCCTCAAGTTCTGCGCTTTAATAACTTCTTGTGAGTATAGCTCGTCTTTCTTGTGTGGGGGGTACTCGTAGTTCGTAGCGGCTTCAATAATCTCAATGACTGCACGTAACTCTTGGTTTTTGATAAATGGCATTTACTTCTCCTTATTCTTCAAGTACTCTGCGAATCCACTTGCCAATTCAGGATCAGCCACGCCAGTTACAATTTCCCCCGAGTGTTCTAGTTCAAACTTCTGCCCATAGCCGTATTTAGCTAACCATTCAGCCCACTTAGTATCACCAGCGGAAGCGTGCCTCACTGCAACGGTGATAATAGCTTTAATAGGGACACCTTCAAACTTCTTAAAGCCCTCTATCCTATCTTCCAGTAGCAGTTCAAAGTCTGGGTCATTGAGCATGTTCTGAATATGGGTAGAGAGGTGAATAGTACCAGGCTTCTTCCCTTCTGGATTACCGCTCTGTCCTGGTTGAAACTGTGTGTCTGGATTTGGAAAAGGCATACCTGCAAAGTACCTGCATTATTTAGTAATTAAAGTATACCATTAGCTCTATTGTTTATCTAGTCCTGGGCCCTGGCACTTGGCCGTTAGATTTTAACTCTGTTAAGGCTCGAAAATTCGGGTCGTAGAATTGTCGTAGAATTCGTTAGGCTCCATCTGCTGCATTGCTGGTTCTTCGTATTTAACCATAGCCTGCTCACCGACGTATTTTCCGTCCCTATACGTAAAGTTGGTCGGGGCATTCCAAGGCTGCCAACCATTGACGATGTAGTTCGGAACATCTATTGTGTAGACAACTGTATACTCTACTATCTTCACTTCTTCTCCTTTGGTTCATAATAATTCCTGAAAGCGTTCCATAAGAATATACCCGTATCCTCACTAATGCGGAAGCCTTCTTCTGTAAGCTTAGTCACATCTTTAAGACTACGAGCTGTTCTTGTGTCATAAACAGGATTAGAGAATAAACCTCCAGATGATATAAGCGTCTTCATCTCTAAGCCTCGGTCTGATATGTGCTGCTCCATGGCAGCTTTCATTGGGTTATTCATTTGGCCACTCAGTATCTACCGTTAAGGTCATAAATTTATGGTTAATATGAACTAACCCTGATTTTCCAATACCCCATGTTAAGAAGTATTTTGCGAAAGAGTTAATATCCTTCTTTCGCATGTCTTTCTGCCACGATATTCTAAAGCTCATCTTTATCTCCTTTTATGTTAGTTAGCTCCCCTGCATCATGTAATGCGAGAGTGAGCTTTAGGAGCGCCTTTGATGGGGTGTCAGCAAAGCCAGTTAACCCTTCAATATCCTCGTCGTTTCCCATAGTCTTATAAGATGCAACCCAATTGCCACCTATCCCGCCCGTATGTAGTAAGTTACGGTATGTCGCATCTTGCAGTGTTTCGTGCCACCAGCTGCGGGGCAATTTCTCTAGCAGGTATGAGGTCAAGTCCATTACCGCTAAATCCCAACCAGTAACCTTAGTGGCTTCGGCTTTTAGGTCTTCCAACTCTTTATCCATTACTTCTCCCATAATGTTTTACGTTGATCTTTACGCACAGAGTTACGCCACTGGTGCAGCTCCGACTTGGTTTTAATACCGCCAGTGTTATATACCTCCTTGTCGTCTTCTCCGATAATATACTGATCTATCGCTTGCTTGATAACTTCGACCTCTGCTTCTGGCTTATACTCAACCTCCGTGGTGTAACGAACTTCGCCCACTGCAAGTCCTATGGAAAAAGCATTATCAAGGGCACGTCTTATCTCTTTATCAAACTCTGTAGGGGTACTCATGACTCCTCCTCTGTGGTGTAGGGTTTAACATAGCGAGGTATTGTGTTCTTGTAATGAATTGTTCGACTATTTGAGTATACGGTTACCCCAATAGGCCCTAGTCTATCTCGCATCTCCTCGTACGCACGTTCTAAAGCGCTCATGCTTCCTCCTTAAATGTCTTACTCTGTAACAGCTCAGGGTCTTCGTATATGTTACTGACGACCTCAAGTTGTGATGATGGGTGTAGTCCACGCAAAGGTGCTGATTCTTTCCCTAGCGAGTGATCTTTCAGACCAAAAGCTGCATAAAGCTTATTCCACTTAACTTCAAATATTCGTCCATTATTACCTCTCAGTAAGTCTCCTTCATAAATCTCTCTTCCGTTCTTATCGAGGAGTCCTGTGAACTGCTGAATAGGCGCGAGACAACCACAACCGATCATATTCTCAGGTAGTTTATCCTTAGCATAGTCGTAGCCGTTCTTCGGATAGTGATGATGTACGACCTGACCACTCCCCTCAAGTGTTACCTCCGTTGACCAACACCAACGCTTTTGGTTCTGCTCCCAAACCCTGAATTTAATAGTTCTCATTTCCCACTCCAAACTACCTTACGTACAGTAATAAACCTTACCTTATATCGTTCGAGGCTATTTGCTTTCACGTTTCGCCTTGTATGCTTCCCGCCCTTTGGCTTGAATTTCTCTCGCTAAGCTAGGATCTATTGCTCCAAACCCTCTAGGAGTTTCGGTAAACCTTTTAGGGATATTACCCAGCTTTGAAAAGTGTTCGGGATCTTCCGCCTTCTGGCGTGCTGCCCTGGCTTTAGCACTCTGGCTGCGTTTACTCTTATAGAAGGTGACGTCTATAACGTCCTTCCGGCTTGCTTCGTGTGCTTGTTGTTTATTCATTGTATCCTCTCTGGGCGTTCAACGCCTCTCGTCATACTCTGTATGTCTGCCTCAGTAAGTTGGTACATTCGAGCCACATCGTCGTCTGTAAATCCATCTCCATATAGCCTCATCATCCTTCCCTTAGTGAACCAGCCTAGACTCAGCCTGTCATTCGGAAGATTGATGTAAGCAAACTCTCCGAAGAGAAGGCGTGCGTAACCGTCATAGGCTAAAGCTGCGTCTCTCTCGTTATTGAACGTACCCATTCTGTACGTTCTCCCATCCATTTTGATACTCGCTTTCCAGCGATTCACCCCTGCTATCTTGACAACACCTTTGTGAGCAGAGCTGACACCCTTCTTACTCCCTTGGTTTATGTTGTTGTGTTGACGAGTTACGAACCTAAGATTCCCCATTCTATTATCGAGGGAGTTCCTATTAACATGGTCAACGACTTCACCGTTCTGTGGCTTACCCATGATAATATGGTGTAAGTAGAAACCCTGTTGAAGTCTCATCGTTATAGCATAGCCATGACCGTCATCCGACCACTTGTATCTATCGAGCCATGCGTTCTCTTCGTCCACAATAGCATAGCCGCCCTTTGCATTTAACCCCAGAGGCAACAACGCATAACCAATACCTTTAACGACTATAGCGGGTCTTTTGTCTCCTGTAAGCACAGTGGCCGCATCACCATATTTCTTGAATCTATAATAGTGGTTTGGACAATAGCCCTTGGCCAAGTATGACTTGTCACGACCAATGAACGGGTTATACGCACATCCTTCTACCAGACAAACAGGGTCAGTCATCTTGCACCATCACTGGCTGACCGTATGCCATTTCTATATGGTAACTATGCTTCACTATCGAAGCTTTTACCTGTTCGTGGTCTGAGTGGATGTTAACTTCCTTCCTGAAAGCCTCTGTACGGGACTTTAAGGCTTCAGGTGAGTATTCTATCAGGTTCATGTTGAACAGCTCCCTGCGGCGTCTTTCTATGGTCGCTGGGCGTGTCATATGAGATAAGTTCCAGTACAGACTCTTAGTATCGTCCCAGCCGTCCACTTCGACCCAGTATCGCTCTAATAGGAGGGCGTCGTCGTTAGCGGCCTCTGGTGTGCGCTGGATAACCTCATGTACTAGTTGTTGCTTCTTATTGAGATTCATTAGTTTTCAAATCCCCACCAAATCAGAAGCGCACCGATCCCGAGCGATTTCAGCACCCATTAGTAACTTCTTTCATCTTTCACAACAGCATCGTTATAGGCGTCGTCCTTACTCTCTTCGGCTTCAATAACGAGCTTCTGAAAGGCCTCGTCTAGAATGTATGACTCACTAGCCACATCGTCGAATGAAATCTGGCTAGAAGCCTGTAGTAAGACCTCCCCATCCTCGTTGATAGCCGTGAGAGTGAATTTAACTCCGTTTCGTTCTATATACTGTTCAGTTGCTTCTTGCATAGTGTTCCCTTCGTTTATTATCTTAGTCTAGCATACTCAGTAAGCGAATGCAAACTATTCTCTTTCCAGCCACTCACGCCATAATTGTTCAAAGGTCAGGTACTTCCGACCGACACGTTTTAAACGGTACAGTCTTAAGTCTTCGTTCGCTTCTGATAACCAGTCCATAGTTCTCCTTCTCATTAAGCGTATGGTGCTAGTAGCAAATGTGGACCCCCTTTTTCAGCCGCTAAGCTGTTTTGTCGGTAAAGATACTCTCACGGTAATTACTCCGCTACCATTTCTCGTTAAGGGGGTTAACCGACTGATAATAAAGGTGCTCAGTCACCAACGCCAATCAACATGGATAGATGTTTCTTACTACCAGCACTACTACGCTTAATTGTTAAATGTACTTGGGCTAGTAGTGAACCTGGCTGTTCTTTAGTTTGGCCCGAAGACCGCACGAAGCCGCAGATCACTCAGCCGTTCTGTACTTCTTTTTCAAGAGATTTGTACAGGTTCGACAATTACGTGTTCCGTTTTTACGGATAATCGTGTTCGCTGTATTAAACTCATGTCCATTCTTACAGTGCGACTTGGCTCTGCTGGTTGCTGCAATCGTATCACCTCGATAGAGGTTCTCAGCTTGCGTGACAAGTTCTAAATGCTCTGGATTCACACAGGCTCGTACCTTACAGAGATGGTCTATGACCAAACCCGTAGGTATATCGCCAATGTAAATTGTATAGGCATACCGATGAGCTTTGTGGGTCTTACCGTTTTTACGATAATATCCGTAGCCACCGATATTCTTAGCTCCTATCCACAACCAGCAGGAATCAGTTTTGATGATATGTGATTCAAATATTGTATCCATATCCTGATTATACCATTTTGGCAGCCCTTCCACTACTAGCTTTGTTGCCGTGCCTAAGCACTCGGTCTAACGGGCAACACTTAATGATTCTAATTTATATTCGGTCTTACGTTGTTTCTTCAAGAGCTGGTGCATTTTTATCGCACGCTTAGCTTCCTTGATAACTTTACGCTGCTCTTTAATTCTTGCGTCGTGGCCATCTAAACTTATTAGGTAGTTCTGGCGACGTTTCTTTGCTTCTTCGTGTGTGTTTTTCTTAGCCATTATAGCTCCTTTTTATTTAGTTGAACCGTTTAGCTGCCTTGTGCCTAGCGTGCGGGAGCATATCATCCCTTGTGCTAATTTGGTTCTTGTGACCCCTTCGTTTCGGTCGTGCCCTTATAATAGCATACTCAGTAAGCGAATGCAATAGTTAGGCCAATAATGCTTTCGCTTTCTCTTTATATTCAGCCTCTATCTCTATAAACTGATAAAGCTTATACTGTTTTGTCTCTCTTTTAAGGTTCATAAACTCTAGAACTTTCTCTCTGCCCCATTCGTCAATCATAAATAAGGTGTAGGCCTTATAATTCCCTCCGAGGCCTCTAGGAGGTTTACCATTACAGAAGCCGCACTGGGAGTAGACAATCCTCTCGTCAAATAGAACAGCGTTACCTCTGCCTTCTACGAAATGCCCCGCTTGAAGGGCCTTTTTTGGCATAAATCTCTTACAGGTAATACACATACCGTTATCAGGATCACCCGTGAACCTAAGACAATCCCTTATGCGGATAAACTGACTGAAGCTTTCCCACGCCCTATCTTTAGCTATAGCTCTAGGAGTCTTCACGCGCCAACTCCTTGATGGCTTTTGCTGCATACTGAATTGGATCATTTAATACATGCTTCCCTCTACCAGCAGACACTCCTGCATCGTAGAGGTTCTTGAGAATTCTGAATAATTTAGAACCGTTCATCTTGTCCTCTCTTACTGTCTAAGTGGGTGGGGTTAGTCATCACTACTAGCTTCTTCGGTTAAGAATTGGCTTTGTATTTGTCTGATGTGCATATTCTGTTTGCCTAGTTTGTGCCATTCTCGGATAGACAAGACAATGACAAGCCCTCCGACATTCATTCCGATATTCCCCTCGGCTGTAACGTGAATAGAGGGTGCGTAATAATCTTCCCGTTCTCTAAACAGCTCAACATCTGTATTCTTGATTGGTGCGTTTTCTTTCATATCTTCTCTTTCCCCGCGGGATTTCCGCGGTGTAGCGTCTTTTATTTATTGAAGTTCTACCAAAGCTTTATTCACAGCTTGCATCAATTCAAGTCTATTCATCTCATCGGCTCTAATCGCGATGAACTTTTCACCGCAAGATACAGTTACAACAGAAATATACTCTTCTGTCTCATCATCAAAGACACGCTGGTTGTACTCCACATAAATCTGCTTAGACATCTTTTCTGCCCTCATCATCAAAATAATACATAGTTAACCGCATTCTCATCACACTCTCTTCAACTCCATACTTCTGAGCTAAAAACCTAATCTTATCTTTCGTCTCTATATCTTCGCCCGTTAAATCTAAACCACCTATATCTTCTTTAAGAAACTTCTGAGGCATAAGTAGGTGCATAGCAAACTTATTAGCTTTTATTTCTTTAGCTCTATGAACAGGGTCTTCAAGCCGTTTATCAATTGTCTTCATCATAGCACTCCTTATACTTGTAGTTAGGCACGGTCATTTAGTCTTCGTCCAGTGGTGATACCATAGTTTCAATCATGTTGTAGTTCGGTTGTGTAATTCGGGTGAGGACGTCTTTAACACCATAGTAGATAGCTTCTGACTTTTGAAGTTGCTCGATTTCCCATTCATTAGGCTTCAAACTGGACGCTTCTGTAGTTGGTCTATCGTGCATATGCTCACTTATTAGTAATTTCACTCGGCGGCGTTCGTGTTTCACACCTAATTCGTAAATGAATCTAATCGTTTTAAACATCTTGTTTCTCCTTTAAGTTACTCTGTATGTCTGTGGGACGGTTCGTTTCTCCGCCTTTGTCTTTACGAAACGCCCCTTTAAGTCACGAACAACAAACTCCATTGTGCCGACTTGTCCATCTTGTATAGCTTGAGCATTAGCCATATACCCGTTATGAATTGTAAGATTTGGCGTACCACAGTTTGGGCATGGTACCTCTAGTAGTGTCTTACCGAACTCTATAACTATCCTTGACCCAAATAGCCCACCATAACCACAATTATTGCACTTCGCATTTGTTAGATATTGTTTTTCCATTACTTTTCCTCCTGTATGTCTGTTAAACCGTTAGTCATGGTAAACCACCTTCTCACTTAGGGGCTTGTCCGTATCGATTAGGAAGTACTCATATGGCGGGATTGTTAGCTCATTCAACCCATCTGATATGGTGAGGGATTCAATCTTCCGCCCAAGTAACCCTTTGAATTTTACTCTTACAAAGAACGCTCTGTCTCTCCAAAAGCCTTAGCTATGATTTTTAGTGCCAAGTCAAACTTCTTTTTCTCACCATTACGAACAGAGATGTACATGTCCATTCCGAGTACTGTTCCTGCATACCAGAGTTTCGGCTTTAGGTATTCTACGGGTGTTATAGATAGAGGCTTAGACATCTAGGCTTCTTGCTCGATTAGTAAGTAATCTTCTAGTGGGAGTGAGTTCCCCTGTTCATCTTGGTAGCCGTTAGCTGTAGCAAGGTCTGCGTCCCCCTTTGCCCCTACTTCGGGCGGAACGAACTTTATAAACTCACGAGGGGTAGAAGCATCTGTCATAACAAGGGCATACTCAGTTACCCCAGTCCCTCGGAAATCTTTACACTCGTATAGTCGATTGCCCTTAACACCCGTATGGATTAACTTAGCTTTGAGTCCTTTAAGCATTTCTTTTGAGCCTAGCATCGAGAAAGCAATCTCACGCTTATCTGAGTCTTTTATTTCCAAAACTTCTTCTGCTGTAATTTTCTGACTAACAATCTTTTTCCACAATTCTACTTCGCCTTCTCCATCGAATCTTTCACCTCTTAAAGCGTGAAACCCCCATCCATCAGGCCATTCGATTGCTTGCCCTATTTCGGAATGTAATTGTCCCTGTTCGTTTCTTTGAATAATCGAGGGTCGGTTACAGACCATCACAAAGTTAGTATATGGATACCACCATGAGACAGATTTCGCAATATCTTGATAAGATTCAGCTCTTTCTTTTATGTCTATAGTTGTTTCAAGTCCTGCTACTTCTGTCATAAAACTTACATAGCTCGGTGAGCCTCGCCACCAACCACCAACCCAGAACTGGCCACCCAGACGGTTATACCAGCTGTTTTCTACAGCACCGTCTACAGCACCGCCTATAGCACCGCGTACAGCACCGTCTACAGCACCGCCTACAGCATCGCGTACAGCATCGTCTACAGCACCGCCTACAGCACCGCCTACAGCACCGCGTACAGCACCGCCTACAGCACCGCCTATAGCACCGCCTATAGCACCGCGTATAGCACCGTCTACAGCACCGCCTACAGCATCGCGTACAGCACCGCCTACAGCATCGTCTACAGCATCGTCTACAGCACCGTCTACAGCACCGTCTACAGCACCGCCTATAGCACCGCGTACAGCACCGTCTACAGCACCGCCTACAGCATCGCGTACAGCATCGTCTACAGCATCGCCTACAGCACCGCCTACAGCA